TTGTATGTATACATAATAGTAGTTTCCTATAGTTAAAATATCGCATGGCCAAAACTAGCCCCTCAAGCCCCTATTGCTAAGAGCTTAAAAGATAGTTTTATCTATTTAGATATTCTTTAAAGAGTTTTAAAGCGTCACGTTTTGTATAATCAAAATATTGTCTTGTGACTAAATTGTCATTTTTATCTAGCGCATAAAACTTATGAGCGCCCTGAAAAGTTTTCTCATATTGAATCTTCATATTAGCCCCCTATTAAGCAACCAGTAAATTCTGTTTTATCTTTAACAAGCGCCTTAATATCGCTCAAATCATTGCCATTGATATAATTAGAATCACCAGTCTCATGGTTATAAATACTAATATCACTGCCATTAATATCTAAAGAATGCTCATCATTTAAACTAAAAATGGCATATTCCATTAGAAAATAATCAGTAGTCTTAAATAACTTTGCATTGGTATACCCGCCGCGTACATCAGCGCCGCCGTGTACTTGCAATAAAACGTATTCATCAATTCCGTCAAGAGTTAAAAACGTGCCTTGTAAAACTTGCGATAAATTAGAATCCCAGTTATAGGTATTAAAATCCGCTCTTTTACTTGCAGTGAATCCGTGATTTTCTAGCCAGGCGCATTGTTTAGCGCTGGTTCCATAATAATCACCATTCCATTCATTGCATTTAAGTTTATTAAAAGCATCACAATAAGAATCAGTTTCAAGAGTTTTGTTTAAATGGTGATAAGTAGATAGTGTTATATCTAACCAGTCGTCATCAATATTAAGAGTACATTCAGGCGCATTCTCAAAATCTTTTATTGTCTTGTTGGCATTGCGCTGCCATTGTCTACCATTATCACGGCCTGAATCTAATGGATGAATCCCAGTATTTTCAATAAGCATCTTATATATAGTGTTATTTAATTGCATGATATTGTTTTCCTATCGTTTAAAAATCATATAAATAAATACTGCTATCGCAGCAAGTATAAAGATATTGCCTAAATTGCTGATAGATTGATATGTATCAAGCATAATATCGTTTTCCTATAGTGTTATGCAAAATCGCATGGTTGAATCTTAAAGGATTACATTTTGCTGTCAATACATATCTAGCATATATCTTCATTGTATTTTTAAATGATACAATAGCAGCATGATAAAAAAATCTTATCAATTGCCTAAAAGGCCCCAGGTAGTTATTAAAGAGCAGCGCGAAGATGCGCGTAAATTCTGTGTCATACCTATCAGGGCCTGTTTAGATAATAACTTATCACTGGGTGATTTTAGAATGTTGGCTATTCTGGCCAGTTATTCAAGCCCAAATGGTTATAGCTATGTTGCATTATCTACACTAGCGAAGTATAGGGGTGTCTCTAGTCAATCAATTAGCAAGGCCATTAAAAGGCTAGTAGCAAAAGGTTATATTGAGATTGTACGCGCTGGGTTTACTGGGTTTAGGGGCGCATTAAGAAGGATAATATTTGACGCTAATATCAATGCAGTAGATGCAATATCAATAAGCAATTGTAATGAAGTTATTAATGAAGGATATCAAATGACGCGCAATAAGAATCAATCAGTTAAACAATCAAGTAAACCGTATAAGGTTGATAATGCAGTGATAAGCTTTCAGGATGCGCTGCTAGCTGTTAGTCACTCTCTGAAATCTGATAGTGATTTACTACGCCTTGAACAATTGGTATCTCGCGGCATCTCTCGCACTGAATTGATTCAGGCCTTCGATGGCATCCCATCTTAATCATTCAATCATTCATGGGGGTGGTGCGCGATTCGGTTCAGTGGCGCGCTGTGGGAAAGGCACCCTATGCCCCCTGCCCCCTCGCCTAGCGGTAGGGGTATCTGTCTCAATTTTTCCCCAGTTTTTTGTAAACTAGGTACTGACCACAAGTTAATCGGTGGGAAGTGTATTAGTGGATAAGAAATCATGGTAGTAAGTGGAGACGTATTAAACCTAACCCGAATAAATAAGTATTCAGTTATAAACACCCAATGGGTGCGCTTCTCTCGTTTATCTAATCTATTCTCTTTTATGAGAACCCACAGCTCACGGCCCCGATATGGTTTGCTATATACGCTTTGTATATACGCCTATAAGGAGTACCCTGCGGTTCGATACGTTTATCTGCATCTGTCGAAGCTACATTTGCAAGGGCTGGGTAATGGCCCCGTAAGAAATACTCTACTCCTAAAATATATATTGTGCAAGTAATTTATTATGATATACTGGGATATATGTTAGATATAGAAAGATTGACATTATGAAAGTATTAGGTGGTATGTTGCTTATTGGATTGATAGGTTTAGGCTTATGGCTGTTTATAGAGTATGTTACAGACAAATTGTTTGATAATGATGATTTAGGGGATTCAGATTATGGCTGCTAGTGATTATAGTAACTTCCTTGTGCGCCTAACACCAAAGACTAGAGCTTTGTTGGATATTGCATCTAAGGATAAAGAGATGCCAAGGGCGCATATTATTAATAACGCATTGAAGTCTTACTTGAAAGAGTACAATAATGCTGACATTAATTCACGTTTAAACGCATTAAAAGCATAATTATGGAATGGATAAGTGTTAAATATAAACTGCCTGATGAAGATACAATAGTTATGACTTGGGGTTATGGCTGTGCAAATTGTGATTATAAATATTGCCAAGCGTATTATTCAAATGAAGGGTGGCAAGAATTAGATTCATGTGGTGATTTTTTTGATTACCCACCAACACATTGGATGTTATTACCTGATAGGCCAAAAGAATGATATTAACCCTTCCATATCCACCGTCAGTTAATACATACTGGAGAGCCAATGGCAAACGACGTTTTCTATCGAAATCTGGTGTGGAATTTAAACATGCTGTTCAGGAATATGTTATTGACAATCAAATTCCTAAACTTGGCAGCGCTCGCCTTCGTATGGACATTGTTATTCGTCCCCGTAGTCGTCGCATATTTGATATTGACAATCTGCTCAAAGCTATCCTCGATGCTCTCATGAACGCTGGCGTGTATGATGATGACAGTCAAGTAGATGATTTGCGTATTATTCGTGGTGATGCTTGCCCTAATGGTGCATGTGTAGTAAATATAGAGGTAATCAATGGCTGATAAAGAAGATACAAGAAAGATTAAGCGTATTCCATCCCTAAAGAACTATGGTGGTGTGCGTACAATCCAGAAAACACTAGAACGTTCTGCAACATTAGAAGCTAACCGTGAGGCCGTCGCTTATGCGTTGCTGACAATGGCTAACACTAATCTTACTGACATTATGAGTTGGGATGAGCATGGGAACATTAAGGTCAAAGCATCGCATGAGATACCTGAACATGCGTTACAAGCGATTAAGAGCATCAAGTCGAACACTAGGTATGATAAAGAGGGCAACGCGACAACGACGTTGGATATCGAGCTATTCGACAAGATTGGAGTGCTACGGTTATTGGCTAAAGCGTCTGGATTGCTTGACCAACAACAAGAATCAGACAAACCTTCTGTTATTGGGGTCAATATTGTTGCCCCTGACCCTATAGATGCAGAGGTTATAGATGGCGAAAACTAAAGAGCAGTCTGGAAAACAGGTGTCCTTTGATGGACTAAACCTGAATTTTTCTAAGTCCCCAGAAGTATATAAGTTTTTGCAAGACGATTCGTTCGTGCAAGGGCTTATGGGGCCTGTAGGTAGTGGAAAGTCCTATGCTTGCTGTGCCAAGATATTCATTAAGGCACTCCAGCAAAAGCCCTCGCCTATTGACAATATACGTTATTCACGCTTTGCAGTGGTTCGTAACAGCTATCCAATGCTAAAGACTACAACAATCAAGACATGGCTTGACTTATTCCCAGAATCTACGTTTGGGCCTATGCTATGGACACCACCAATTACGCACCATATACGCCTTCCAGCAAAGGGAGATGCTGCTGGTGTGGATTGTGAAGTTATATTCTTAGCACTTGACCAACCTAAAGACGTTCGTAAGTTACTATCACTTGAATTAACAGGAGCATGGGTCAATGAAGCGCGTGAACTTCCTAAAGCAGTTATTGATGGACTTACTCACCGTGTTGGTCGCTATCCCACTAAGCGTGATGGTGGTGCTACTTGGCATGGTGTGTTCATGGATACTAACCCTATGGATGATGACCATTGGTGGCATCGTGTTGCTGAGAAAGAAAAAGTAACAGGGGCGTATGCGTGGAAGTTCTTTAATCAGCCAGGTGGTGTGATTGAGGTAGACCCAGCTAACTTGCCTGACAATCCAGAGGCTAATGACCATATATTTGCGTCAGGTCGTTGGTGGAAGATTAACCCAAAGGCTGAAAACTTAAACAACTTGCCTGCTGGATATTATCCACAGATGCTTGGTGGTAAGAACCTAGACTGGATTCGTTGTTATGCAGAGGGTAAGTACACCTATGTGCAAGAAGGCCGTCCTGTATGGCCTGAGTATGACGATAATCTGATGTGTGGTGACGTGGAGTACGACGAATCACAGCCAATACAGATTGGTTTGGACTTTGGTTTAACCCCAGCAGCAGTAGTAGGCCAGCGTTTATCTAATGGTCGATGGGTAGTGTTACATGAAATCGTTACAGAGGACATGGGCTTGGAGCGTTTTGGTCAGCAATTGCTTGCAGAACTCAATGCTCGTTACCCTAAAGCACAAGTAATGATGTGGGGCGACCCTGCTGGTATGCAAAGGGATGCAATCTATGAAGTCACTGCGTTTGATT